GAGTCCAGGGCGGAACCATGACGATCCAGCGTTCCGGCCGTGCGACGCTGAGCCGGAAGACTGCCTGACCTTCAGGAGGTCTTCACCTATGGATCTCAAAGACCTGATCGCGCGGGGTGCGCTCGTCCAAAATCCGCCCACGCCGCGCGATGTCACCTGGACGCCGCCTGACGGCGATCCCATCACCTTCACCGCCTACATCAAGGCGCCCTCCTCGGGCTGGCTCGATCGCGCCCGCATGGCTGCTGCCCGCGACATGGATCGCATCAGCTACCGTACCGCGATCATCTCGCACGCCATTTCTTTCCGTGACGATGACGGCAAGGAATGGGCTTTCAGCTACGAGCAAGCCTACGTTCTCAAAAACGAACTCGCGCAGGCGCTCGAGGACGCCTATAACGCCGTCAATGCGCCGCCGCCACGGCCGCCGGAGGATGCGGATAAGCAGGAGGCCTTCGCAAAAAATTCGGAGCCGATGCCTGGTTCTGGCACCAACTCGCACGGGCCGGCATCGGCGGACGAACCATTGCCGAGGCTCGGGAATGCCTGAGCGAAGCCGAGGCGCAGCAGTGGGCGCGCTACATCGAGGCCTTTGGTCCGCTCGATTGGGGCGAGCGGATCTTCGCGCGCCTCGATTCCGGCTTCGCTTTATTGGCGGCGCTCATCATCAATCGCTCGGGCGGTATTCGTCATTCTCCCGATCCGCGAATCCCCGGCACGCCGGCCGAGCCGCGCGAGTTCATGTGGCAACCGCCGCCGGAGCCAGAAGCCACGCCGGAATTCTTAACCGAACTCTTCGGCCTGAAGGCAGTTAAACGTGGCAAGAAATCTCGGCACGCTGACCGTCGATCTCGTCCTTAAGCTCGGTGGATTCGAGCAAGGGGCCAATCGAGCAGCACGCCAATTGTCGGCGTTCGAGCGCGATGTGCGAGCCACAGCGGCGCGCATCCAGACCGGCTTCGCTCGTTTTAGTGCTGCGCTGGGGGCCATCGGCGTTGGTGTCTCACTTGGCGCGGTCATCAGCGAATTGAAGGAGGCCGCAAAAGAAGCGATCGACTTTGGAGATGCCATCGAGAAGGCGATGGCGGCGACCGGCGTCGGGGCCGAAGCACTGCAGGAATTGGCCTTCGCCGCGAAGCAGACCGACGTTGACTTCCAGACGCTGACGACCTCGCTCTTCCGAATGCAGAAGGCGATCAGTGAGGCGGCGAGCGGCAATAACAAGGCGCTCATCCAGACCTTCAACGAGCTCGGCCTCAGTATCAAGGAGCTGCAGCAACTCGACGCCGCCGATCAATTCGAGGCCATTGCGGGTGCGCTAGCGCAATTCAAGGACGAGGGCGACCGGGCCGCGCTCGGCGCGGATATCTTTGGCAAAGGCGTGCAGACCCTGTTGCCGCTGCTCGCACAAGGGGCCGATGGAGTTCGCGAGTTCCGCGAGCAGGCGCACGAGTTGGGCGTCGTACTGACCGAGGAGCAAGTCAAGGCACTCGCGGAAACCGATCAAGCCATCAAGCAACTGAGCGCGGCCTACGACGGCCTCACTCGGGCGTCGACCGCTGCGATTGCGCCGAAGCTCACGGATTTTTTCCGTGGCCTGACGGGTGTGATCACGGATCAGGCCGACGAGGTCCTGACGCTCAGTGATCGATTCAAGATTCTTTTTGAGGTACTGAAGGCCGGGCCGATCGTCGGTGCCTTCACATTCTTTCGTGAAACCGGCGAGCAGATGGAGGAGGCCGCAAAGGAAACGGAGAACTTTGCGGATGGACTGTCGGAACTTGCGATTACCGCGAGTCGCTTGCGGGTGCCGAGGCTCACCGTCGGCGGCGGCGGCAGCAATGAGCTGAAGAGTGCTAAGGCAGCCGTCGATAATTTCATTGAATCCCTGGAGCGCCAGCAGGCGACGCTCGGCGCGACCGCTGCCGAGGCGCAGCGCTACGCGGTATTGCACGGCGAGATTGCCGAGGCTCTAAAGAAGCTTGGGCCGGCCGCTGATGGCCTCCGCACCAAGCTTCTCAACCTGATCGACGTCGGCGAACAGCAGGCGGCCACGAAGGCGATCGAGGATCAGATCAAGGCGCTGCGGGACGAGGCGGCGCAAGTCGGGCTCACGGAAGAGCAACTCTTCGAGTACCAACTGCGGCAGGCAGCCATCGAGGGCCAGCTCGGTAAGACAGCGGACGAGCAGGCGCGACTGACGGCCGAGTTGCGCCAGGCGTGGCAGGACATGCGCGCGGCGGTCGACCAGGCGGCGATCGTTGAAGCCGTGGGCGAGCTCGATCGCGAGCTGCTCGAGCTGATGGGCGACACGACCGCTGCCGCTGTCGCTGAGATAACAGAGCGATTCAAAAAGATCCGCGAGGCGGCCGAGGCCGAGATTGCCCGCGGCGGGCCGAGGGCGGCCCAAGCGCAGGAAGTACTGGTCAAGATCAAGGCGCGCATCGACCTGGAAGAGTTCCGCGCCAAGGCCGAGCAATTCCGCAAGGAAGTGGAGGAGATCCGCGAGGAGTTCGGCCGGCGCGAGCAGACCATACAACTGCGCATCGAGACGGGCGTCATCTCGGATACCGGCGGACGTCGCGAGATCATCAAGACGCACCAGGAAGAGGCGAAAGCGCTCGAGGCGGTGATCGCCAAGTATCCCGAGATGCGGGAAGAAATAGAAAAAGTCATACCCGTGATCGAGGACCTGAAGACCACCACCAACGAGTTCGTCAAGATCGCGGCGGATGCCTTCGAGACCGAATTCGCCGATGCGATTGCTGATGCGGCGCTCGGGATGAAGAGCCTCGAGGATGCGTTCCGCGACATGCTCTCGAACATGGCCGAGTCGATTGCGCGCTGGGCCTCTGAGCAGATCGCCTCGATGTTGCGTGACAAGCTGCTTGAGATCCTCACGGGCGTGGGCGACGGAATGGAGGGCGGGATACTCGGCGCGCTCGGTGGAGCATTCGGCGGTGGCGATGGGCTCGAAGAGATCGCTGTCACCGCGCAGCGGATTCCCACAGCCGCCGCGGAGACGACCGCCGCCACCGCGGCGGCCACTGCGATGTCGACCGCTATTACGACCGCGGGCGCCACGGCGGCGACGGCCATCACTACGGCGGGAACGGCCACGGCGACTGCAATCGGCGCCGGTGGCACCACGGCGGCCACGGCCATCGGCACGGCCTCGGCCGCAATGGCGACCGCGATCACGACGGCCGGCACGGCAGCGGCGGCGGCCATTCGTGCCGCGTCGGCCACCTCGGGGCTACCGATTCCCGGATTGGCAGAAGGCGGTCTCATTGTCGGACCCGGCACCGCCACCAGCGACAGCATCCCCGCGTGGCTCTCGGCCGGGGAGTTTGTCGTCAAGGCGCAGGCCGTGCAGCGACCGGGCGTGCAGCAACTGCTTGAGCGCATCAACGACGGCGGCGGGATGTTCCGTGGCTTCGCCGAGGGTGGCGCAGTCGAGCGGCCGGTGTTTATCGCGCCGAAGTATGCCGACGGCGGCCTCGTTAAGGCGATGCCGGCCGCCGGGCACATGGCACTGGTCCCGTCTCGTGAGGCGGCGGAACGTCCCGAAGTCAACATCCGCAACATCAATGCCTTCGATACGAGTGTCATCCGAGACTACCTGCTGAGCGCCTCGGGCGAAGAGGTGCTCTTGAACTTCGTGCAGCGCAACGGCACGCGGGTGCGCGCGGCGACGGTGGGTGGCTAGATGCTCTGGCCGTTCTGCCCGCTCACTCCGATGACCGAGGGCGTGGAGTTCGTCACGGATGTGATGCGGGCTTTCTCGGAAGAGCAGCGGGTGCGGCTGCGGGCCGTAGCGCGCCGACGGTTCGAGGCGAGCTACGTTTTTGATGCTCGCGAATATGAGCGGGCGCGGCTCTCGATGCGTGGCACGCTGCCCGGCCCGTTTGACGTCCCCGACTGGACCGACGTGCGGCGCACGGTGGCGGCGGCCACCGACAACTCGCTCAGCTTCGACAATAACAATCCACAGTTCACCGCCGCGATGGATCTGATCATTCTGCAGGACAGCGAGACGTACGAGGTGCTGTCGGTGAGCGGCTCGACCTCAGGCGGGCTCACGCTCTCAGTCCCGCTCGTGAACGATTATCCGAATGGGCGGGTGCTGCGACTGCTCGAATGCGATGCGCCAGGCGGCTTTACCGCCGAGCATCCGGCAGGACCGTACCGCTCGGCCGATGTCGAATGGGTCTGCTACGACGACGATCTGCCGACGGCCGACGAGAGCCAGTTTGGCACGTATCGCACTGAGCCCTTGCTCGATGATTGCCCGCTCGTGGGCGACGACGCACTGCCGGAGTCGGTGCAGCGGCTCTACCAGACGGTGGATAACTTCATCGCGCGGCCGTTTGTCGACAGCGCGCGAGGACAGCCGAGCGAGGTGCTCGGGCTCGCCTGGCAGCCCGCGAGCCGTGCCGAGCGGTGGTCGCTGCGCCGACATCTACTGGCACTGCGGGGCCGACAGCGGGCTTTTTGGCTTCCTTCGTTCAATACCGGCGGCCTTGAACTGGCGGCGACGGCGACGGCGGGCGCGGGCTCGATCACCATCCGCGAGGTGAATCTCGGCATCGGCTATCCCGACGGCGAGCTCGACATCTATCTCCTCACCACGAGCGGCACGGTGATCACCCGCCAGGTGACCGCGATCACGCCGGGCGTCGGCACGGAGGTATTGACGATCACGCCGACGTGGCCCACGACTGTCACGCCGGCCGCCGTGCATCGCTTTCACATCCTCACCCGCATGAGGCTCGCGCAGGACCGCGTGGAATGGCTGCACCGGGCGGCGTCGGGTCCGAAGGTCGTCGTGGCGGCGCACGAGGCGCCGCTGCCGGCATGAGCGTCGAGCTCACGGCCCGCCGCGCCTTCGCCGGGCGCGAAGGGCCGGTCGTCCGTGGTCAGCGGCTGACGGCCGAGGAACCCTATGCTCGGCAGTTGCTTCGCGCGGGCCTGGTGGCGCGCGGCCACGCGACCTTTCCACCCCGCCCGCCGCTCATCCTCGAATCCCGCGCCATCCCGCGAGCCTCGGGTCCTTGGGACGGTGCGACCGCCTTCGTCTTCGCGCCGGGGCCGTCGCTCACCCTGGACGATACGGCGCTCTGTCGAGGCCGTGGCAAGGCGATCGTGGTCAATGGCGCCTTCCCGTGGGCGCCGTGGGCGGATGTGCTCTATGCCGCCGACGATCGGTTCTGGCGGACCTATGCCGAGGACATCGAGGCCGGCTTCGCCGGGGAACGATGGAGCCTCAGCGCAACCGCCTGTCAGCGCTATGGGCTCAAGCTCGCGACGCGCGGCACGGGTGAGGGGTTTTGCCGGCGACCGTTCACGATCAATGGCGGCGGCAATTCCGGCTTTCAGGCCGTACACCTCGCCGCCACCTTCGGCGCCGCGCGGATCGTGCTCTTAGGGTTCGACATGCAGCGCACCAATGGCCGCGAGCACTGCCACGGCCCGCACAAGGGAGGCTTGCCGAGCGGTAAGGGCTTTGCGAGCTGGATCGGCCGCTTCCGCTACCTGGCACGGGATCTGAAGGCGCTTGGGGTCGAGGTCGTCAACTGCACGCGCAGCACGGCATTGCACTGCTTCCCGGAGCGGCGGCTCGAGGATGTCTTAGATGGCCTATGACACGCTTGAGCGCAGCGAGCAGGATGCCGCGCCAGTCGAACTCTATGAGTTCTATCACGGCAACGACGTCTATCGGTACACGAGCGCCGAGATGGATGTCGAGTTCGAGAGCCAGGCGTATACCTCTGAGGCGATCCGCCGCTCGAGCATCGCGCTCAGTATCGAGCAGCCGCGTAATGCGATTGCGCTCGAAGTGCGCCGTAATCTGCCGGTGGCGGATCTCTTTCGCGCGGCGCACCCGCTCGAGCCGGTGGGCCTCATCGTCAAGCGGTTCCATCGCGACGACAGTGACGTCGGCACGATCTGGGTCGGCCGGGTGCTCAACTGCTCGTGGCAGAGCACCACGACGGCGGTGCTCAATTGCGAACCGGCGAGCATCTCGGGCAACCGTAACGGCCTCGCGCGGTATTACCAGGTGCCGTGCCCGTATGCGCTCTTTGACCCCGACAGTTGTCGGGCCGATCGCACGGCCTTCGATCACGCGACCGTCATCGATGCGATGAGCGGTCTTTCGCTCACCGTTGACTCGCTGCATTCAACGCTGCCGTATCCCGGCGGCTGGGTGGAGTGGGCCAACAACGAGACGCCGCCGACCTTTGAGCGGCGGCTGATCGTCTCACGTTCGGGACTGGTGCTCACCTTGAACCGGCCCTTCTCCTCCGCGGTCGCAGTCAATGACGCCGTGACCGTGTTCCCCGGCTGCGATCACACGAAGACGACGTGTAATACCCACTACAACAACATCCTCAATTACGGCGGCTTCGACATGCCGACGAAAAATCCGTTTGAAGGGCCTCCGGTGTACTGATGAACTTCTTCATCCAGATCGCCATTCTGCTCGTCTCGAGTTACGTCGCGTGGGCCTTAGCACCGAAGCCGCCCGCACCGAAGCCCGCAATGCTCGATGACTTCGACGTGCCACGCGCCGAGCAGGGCACCCCGATCGGGGTGGTGTTCGGTACGGTCATCATCAAGGCGCCGACGCTCGCCTGGTGGGGGGATCTTTCCACCGAGCCGATCAAGACGAAGCAGAGCAAAAAGTGATCAGGGTCTTTCGCCGCCACCTCTATCACGATACCCCCGCCAAGCCCTATTGCGCCCGAGGCGCGCGCCAGTTTTTTGCACGGCACGGTCTCGACTGGCCGGCTTTTTTACGCACCGGCATTGCTGGAGAGATGCTCGTTGAGACGCGCGACGCGATGGCATTGCGCGCGGTGAGACACGCTGAGGACGAGGCGCGTGGGCGGTAAGAGCAAAAGCTTCACCGTCGGCTACCGCTACAAGATGGGGCTGCACTTCGTGCTCTGCCGAGGCCCAGTCGACGAGGTGAGCGAGATCATCGCCGGGGAGCGCACGGCCTGGACCGGCCCGGTCACTGATAATACGACGATCACCATCGACAACGCCGAGCTCTTTGGCGGCGACAAGCGCGAGGGCGGCATTCTCGGTGATGCCGACATTCTGTTCGGGCGTCCCGACCAGACACAGAACGGCTACCTGCTGTCGCAGCTCGGCTCAGTGCTTTCTGCCTTTCGTGGCGTGGTGTCCTGCGTGTTCAAGGGCGGGCGCGTCACCAGCAACAATCCCTACATCAAGCCGTGGTGGTTCCGCGTCCAGCGCATCCACGTCGCAGGCGACGGCACCGACTCTCCGCAGCAGTGGTACGACGAGACGGCCGAGGTGCCGCTCACCGTGGGCGGCCCTGAGAACCTGATCGCCACGCACCTCGTCAACATCGACGCGCTCACCAATGCGGCGCCCACGACGCCCGGCATGAAGCTGGTGTCGGCGGCCGATATCGACGGCCTGCTGCCGACCGACGTGCTCAGCATCACGGCGAATACCGAAGGATCCTTCATCGCCTGGTCCCGCTTCGGGGTGCCGGCATACTCGGGCGGGCTGACGGGCTCCACGTATCACTTCGACGTCGTGCTCGACGACGCCTCACTCGCGATCGAGGCGTATACCGACAGCGGACAGTTGGACGGTTACGCCGAAGCGCGGGATCTCTTCGTCGCGCAGCAGCCCGTCATCCTCTCCGGCGCCAGCCGCTATCGGTTCGGCCTCATCGACGACCCCATCGACGACAACACCGGCGGCGTGTCGCTCATTGTGCGGGTCTATCGCGGCCTCGACTTCGGCGCCATGAACCCGGCGCACATCATTCGCGAGGTGCTGACCGACCCGTACTTCCGGCAGAACTACCCGGAAGCGATGATCGATGACGTCTCATTCACGGCGGCGGCGGACACCTTCTTCGCCGAGGGCATGGGCCTGTGCTTCTTCTGGAACATGCAGTCGCAGTCGAAGGCGTTTATCCAGACGGTGCTCGATCACTGCGGGGCGGTCTACTACGCCGACCCCTACACCGGCAAGTTTGTGCTCACGCCGATTCGCGGCGACTACACGCCCGCGCTGCTCGACATCTACGACGAGAGCTCGATCATCGACCTCGAGCGCTTCGACCGGCCGGGACCGGGCGAGATCGTCAACGAGATCACGGTCGTCTACATCGACGTGGTGACGGGCAAGGAAGCCACCGTCACGGTGCAGGACAACGCGCACATCCAGATCCAGGGCTCGATTGTCGCGCGCACCACGCAATACCCCGGCCTGCCGACAGCGGATCTCGCCGCGCGAGTCGCGCAGCGGGATCTCACGGCCTCCACCGCTGAACTCGCGCAATTCAAAATAAAGTTTACTCGCGAGGCGTGGCCGCTGCGGCCGGGTGGCGTCTTCAAGCTGTCGTGGGCGAAACTCGGGATCAGCGAGGCAATCCTCCGGGTGCTCGACATCGACTACGGGCTCTTAGAGGACGGCATCATCCAGGTCTCGGCGGCGGAGGATGTTTTTGGCTTGCCGTCGGAATCGTTCCAGGCGGATCAGCCGAGCGGCTGGGAGGAACCCGATACGACTCCCGTCGCGGTCGTGATCGAGGATGTGGCCGAGGCGTCGTATTGGGATGTCCAGCGGCAACTGGACCCCGCCAATCTCGCCACCCTCGACGCCGACGCCGGCTTCGTCTCAACGCTCGCCGCTCGGCCGTCGACGGGCGTGATGGGCTACAGCGTGCATACGCGCATCGACCCGGCCGCGTACGAATTGCGGACGGGTGCGACCTTTGCGCCGACTGCGCTCCTGTACGACCCCGTGGTTCGCAGCGACACGATGATCGTGATCGGCAGCGAAAACAATTTCAGCTCGAGCACGGTCGAGGTCGGCGAGCGGCTGCAGATCGGCACCGGGCGCGAAGCAGAATTCGTTGAAGTCACGGACACCACTGACCTCGACGCCTACGGGACGATCGTCGTCAATCGCGGCATCCTGGACACCACGCCGCAGGAGCACATTATCGGCGCGCGGGTGTGGCTGGTGGAGGACGAGATCGGGCAGGGGGACAACTACGGGCAGGAGGGCATCGAGCGGGCGACCTACGATGTGGTCGACGTCAAGCTCACGACCTTCTCAGGCACGGGTGAAAGCTTGCTCGGCGAGGCGGCCGAGATGTCCCTTACGCTCGACCAGCGGTTCTACCGACCCTACGCACCGGGCAACGTGCTCATTGCGGGCGATGCCTTTCCGTATGTGGAGGTGAACGCCGGGGCCGAAATCACCTGGGCGCACCGCGACCGCCTGCAGCAGACCGCTTCCTATATCGCGCAATCTGAGGCGTCCATCGGGCCGGAATACGGCACGACCTACAACCTCTACATCTACGACGACGACACCGAAGCCCTCGAAGCGTCGCAGCTCGCCATCGATGACGACGTTTATGTCCTCGACATTCCCGGCAATTTCACCGCACGCCTGGAGCTCGAGGCCGTGCGCGATGGCGTGGTGTCGTGGCAGCGCCAGATCCGAGTATTCGACTACGTCGGCTCGCTGCCGGAGTTGGCCGCGATGGTGACGGATTCTGCGACCACGACCCTGCTCGGCAACCAGAACACCACGATCAATTTCGACACTGAGACGCTCGATGAGGGCGGCTATTTCACCGCGCCGAGCACCGATCTCACCGTGCCGACGGGTGCCGCCGGATGGCACTACATCAGCAACAATTTCAGCATCGACGCCGGCTCGCCCGCGCGCTACTCGAACTCGGCCATCATTCCCGGCGGCGGCACGGCGTGGGTGACGAATCTCAACCTGCAATACGAACGCTCGACCAATGCGACGTTCAATCACACGCGCAGCTTAGGCCACCTCGTCAAGCTCGCCGACGGCAGCAACGCAAACTCGGTGCACGGCGTCGTGACGACCAATCGCACGATGGCGGCGGGCGGTAAATTCAACATCGCGCGCGTGCCGAACAATGGCGCGGCCGCGGGTGCGGCGACGCTGCGCACGACTGCACAGTCGATTGCCGCCACGACGGAAACGGCCATCACCTTCACGACTGAGGTCCTGGACGAGGGTGCGATGATCGATATCGCGGGCCAGCCGACCCGCGTCACGATCACCTCCGACGGCTGGTATCTCGCGGTATCCCATGCCGACTGGGCGACGACGGCCACCTACGGCAGCCGCAATACCTCGATCCGCCTGAATGGATCGGGCGCCTGGTTCGCTCGCAATACGTTCGTCTCCGGCGAGGTGTCGGGGAGCGTCACGTTGCCGACCTACGGCATTGGGTATTTAACCAACGGCGATTACTTAGAGGTAATGGTGCGGCATTCGGAGGTCGCCGGTAATCGTAACGTCGAGGCGTGCTATCTCACCGCCGCAAAGGTCGAGACCTTCGAGACGATCGGGGCGCACGTCTCGTATGCCGGCTCAGCGCAGACCGTCAATACCGGCTCGGACGTACTCATCACCTTCGATACCGAGAACCGGGACGATGACAACATGGTCAATCTCGGCGCCCAGGCCGGGCGGATCACGGTCAGCGAGAACGGGTGGTATGCCATCGCCGGGCACGTCGGCACCACGCTCAATACCGGCGGCTTGCTGTCGGTCATCCTCAAGGTCGACGGCAGCACCGTGATCGCTCAACAAAACTGCGAGGGCTTCGTTGACTTCGTTCTCAACGTCACCTCCGTCACGCACCTCACCGCTGGTCAGTACGTCTCGCTGTATGTCAATGCAGCGGCGAATACCGCCACCCTGACCGGCAACGATCGACCGAAGCTGGCACTCGTGCTGCTAGCCAAAGACAACTGATGCGCGCGGCCATCCTCGCAGCCTTGCTGCTCCTCGCGGGTTGTGAATGCTCCCTGCGTCGCGACGTCAAGGTCGACCGCCGCTGCCCGCAGGCCCACTGCGAGAGCGAGAGCAAGTGCAAATGTCCGGCGGCGCAGTGCCCGGAGGCGTCCAATATTACGGCTGTGGATACTGGAATTTCCGCAGTTTTCGCACCGCTAACGGCCGGAAATATTGGACAGTTAAGGGTTGATTTCTGCAGCTGAAATCAGCGACTTAGCGAAGAGAGAACGTCCGGCTACGAACCAGAAGGTCGGGAGTTCGAATCTCTCCGGGCGCGCCAACTTACGCGCGTTGGCTGTCCAATATTCGGGGCAGTGTCCAATATTCATTGGCGAAAATAGGCCAATTGATCTGGTTCTGTGCAGACCGTGACTCGTACGATCTGCTCGCCATTTTTCCAGTCGCAGCCAGCCGCATCGGCTGCGGACTTGGAAAAGTAGATGCGGACTTCCGTCCATACTTTGTTGTTCGCGTACCGACGCACCAGTACACCGTTGCGATTGACGACCGCCCACGCCTTGATGGTTCGTTGTTTCAAGTCCGCGGCCTCCCTCTCTGCACACCTCGCCGATAGAAGCGCTGCGTGGTAGATGCGTCCGCATGCCCGAGCCGATCGCGGGCGTCTTCGAGCGTGCCACCGCTCGCCGCCACCGAGCGCAGGTCGTGAAAGGTGAAGCGCTGGCCGCCGGCCTTCACGTGCGTTCGCATCAACCGCTGCCAGTTCGCTGAGAACCCGCTCGCGGTGTAGGGCTTCCCGCCCTCCGTGCGGATGAGGTACTCACCCGGCACCTGGGGCGTGAGCGCCTTGCAGCGCTCGACAATTGCGCGGAGCTCGTCGCTCCATTCGATGAGCTGCTCGCGTTGCGTCTTACCGGCGGTAAAACGAATTCCCTCATCGGTAAGATTTCCCCGGCGAAGCCTGAGAACATCTCCCCGTCTCGGACCGAGGCATACGGCAAGATCAATAGCGCATTGCATACGTCCCGAAGCAATGGCTCTGACTTGTTCCACATCTGCAATTGGCACAGCCGGACGCTTGGCGGCGCGCGGAAATTTTTCGATACCTCTAACAGGATTCGTGCTAGCCGCACCCCAGCGAACGGCTTTTTTGTAGACGTGACCGAGTAGAACGATCTCGTGTCGCGCCGCTTCGGGCGCCGGGTTGCCGTCTTTCTTTTTCCGTTCATCGATATACCTGTAAATCATCGGCGGCGTAACTGAATCGGGCAGCATGTGGCCGAAAACCTGCTTCAGCCGGGTGAGCGCGGCGCCTTCGTTCTGGCGCGTGGCCGGTGAGCGCTTCAACGGCAATACCTGGGCGCGATAGCGGTCAATCACATCGCCCAACGTGCGGCTCGACCAGGCACCGCCGACCTTCTGACCGTAGCGGGCGAGGGCCTCGGCGAGATCCTTGCCCAACGGATGCCACTTCCCGCGCAAGTCTGCGAAGTAATACGCGCCGCGGCGCAGGTACATCCGGCGCGGCAAATGCTTATCAATACGGCGGCGGCGGCCCATTGATGGCTCCGTAGTCGGGCTCTTGTGCCGACAGCGTACCGCCTACAAGCTTACGTTGAAACTCCGCCAGCGCCACCACGGGGGCGCCGACGGCGTTCACCGTAAACCGCCAGCCGTTACGCCGCAGCCAGCGCACCTGGGCGGAGGCGCGCGTGTAGCCCGTGAGGCGCTCGAGGTCGGAGGCGGAGAGGATCACGAAGTTGGCGGCTCCGCGTTCTCGTCCGCGATCGGGAGTTCGCTGATCTCACCCGTCTCGGTGTTGACGGCCGGTGCCTGAGCGGCAAGCAACTGCTTTGCCTGCTCAGTGCGCGAAGCCTGCGGCGAGACGTCCACGAGCACGGTATCCCCGGCCGCAATGCGCTGCGCCTCGTCCTCGTCGTAGATTCCACTGAACCCGAGTGCCACACGGGCGCACTGGATCAGCGTCTTGTGCCGCAGCATCCGCCGCGGGTGGCTCTTCCAGGGCGCGGTGTCGCGGCGCACTTCGGCGAAGAATTCCTTCACCTTGATCGGATGCGCACGGTCCTTCCGATAGATGGTGCACTCGCACCACTCCGGGATCGTCGCCTGGCTACCGTCGGTCTCCGCGAACTTGAACTCGAGCCCGTCGAACTGCTCGTGATCGTTCAGGATCCGCGACCAGCCGTCGACCGAGACGACCGGCACCACACCTGCCCGCTTGTCCTCGAAGGCGAAGATTTCCCGGGTGAACGGGTTCAGGTTGTACTGATCGGCCACGATTAAGAGCGCCATCATCTGCTCATTTGTCACGGGCTTATCGGCCCGAAAGGCCGTTTGCTTCAAGGTCTCGAGGAGCTTCGTCGGGTCGACGCTGTACTTCCCGGCGATCTTGCTGACGAGATAGCCTTTGTGCTGGACGACTGCACTCATAGTTTTCTCCTGGCATAGTTTAAGGAATATCGGCGTGATTCCTGATGCTGCCGGTAAAGATATGGCAGCCATCTGGCTGTTTTCTCAATCGCTCATGGAGCGGCGTCGCTGGATTCATAGCTTGCCTTTCGCCAGTCGAAAGACGCGCGTCATTTGCTTCTCGGAAAACTTCGCGTACAGATCCGGATGGGCCTGTTTGAATTCTTGAAATAGAAACTGGCTGCGGCTCTGCGCCTTCCACGTGGCGAGCACCATGCCTGCGGTATCGGTCAGCGTGGAGGCGTCGGCCATGCACGTCTTCACCGCGAGCTGCACGGCGTCGTGGTCGGCCTCGAGCTTCGCGATCTGCTCGTCCAGCTCGCGCAGTTTCAGCACGGCATCAAAGACGGCTTGCGTCGCCTCGACCGTCGAGCCGGTGTCCTTCTGCCAGCGTGCATTGGCATCGCGCACCGTCTTGACATCAGGTGGAGTCCCATCAATCACGTGCTGCCAGAAGGTGCGCTCGCGCTCGATCAGCATGGCGGCGAGCTCGGCGTCGTAGTCGATGCTGTAAACCCTGAAATCGTGACCGGCAATCAGTACGGGAACGTCGGCGCGCTTAAGGCCGCACACGATCATCTGGTGATGCACTTGCAGCAGATATTGAATCGGTACGGCATCCGTGCCGGCTTCACCCCATTCGCGCGTATTCGACGTCGTCTTGATCTCGACGACGCGATCGGCCCGCAGCGCATCGGGCGTGCAGGACATCCACGGATAGTCGGGCGACACGCGCGGCAGGCACGGGTACTCAAGCTCGCCGTCGCAACTCTCCGCGTACTTCGCCAGCACGACGGCCTCGAGCCGCCGGCCCCACTCCATCGGGGCCGAGTCGGCGGATATGAGGTCGCTTGTCTTCTGCTGCCAAAGCTCGAACGGCGTCGTCCACGGCGACAGTCCGCACGCGGCGGCGGCCTCGCTCGCGCCTAAGAATCCTTTCCGCCGTTGCAACTCTTCCGGCGTCATCAGAACTGCCAGCCGATGTTGAGCGTGACGATCCGCACATCGCTGCCGTCCATGTCGGCGGTCTCGTACTCGAGCCGCCAGAGCGCCCGATCCCAGAGCGCCTGCAGGCCGAGGCCGAAGCCGAAGTCGTCGCCCTCGTTCGTAATGGCCTCGGTGCGCCCGAAGGCGCTGGCCTTGGCGGTGGTCTCCCAGCTGTCCCAGGCGGCGCGCACGTAGGCGCCAAAGGCGTCGGTGAACCACCAGCCACCCGTGGCCGAGAGCTGCACCGCGTCGCCTTCGGCCCGGAGGCCCACGCCCGCGACGTTGCCGCTGATCTCACCGCCGTCGATGTAGGCGAGTTCGGTGGTGAAGTTCGGATTGAAGCGGTAGCCGACGAAGAGTTTCCACGCCTCGGCGGTCTCGTCGATGCCGAGCTCGCTGACGTCATAGTTCACCTGGCCGCCGCCGATGCCGAAGAGGAATCCTTCGGTGTCATCCGCCGCCGCCGGCCCAGCCCACGCCGCGAGCAGCGCGGCGCATATCGTTCTTTTCAACATTGCAAGAGACTCCGTTTGTTTGTATGTGCAAGAAATCAAGGTAAGGGGCCGTGATTTCGGAAATCCTGATCCGTAAGCTCTAAGGCGGCTTTGCAGTCGCGCAGCAAGCGCAGCGCGGCGTTCAACTCCAATTGCGTGCGGGCCAGCGATTGCAGAACAGCAATCGCAACCATTCGTGGCGTGATCCCATACTTCGCGAGCCCTTCCTTGGTTGACACGTCGATGTGCGGTTCCACGTATCCAGCGGTTCGCAAGTTCATCTCTCGCGCAGAGGCCAACAATTCGGCGGCGATGTTTCGCTTGGCATCGCGTGCGAGCAGCTTCTTCGTCGATTTTGGCTTTCTCATCGCACCTGCCCCTGTCGCACGACGCGCGGCTTAATGTGTCGGTGGTGCGGCAACTGCGGCCCGCCGACGATGCGGTCGCGCCAGGCCCTGCGGGCCTGCAGATGTTTCAAGTAACTTCGATATTCACAGCGCATCCACGCGGTGTAGAGCGCCGTCGGCACGATGAGGCAGAGCAGAAAGCCCACGAGCAGCGCAAGCCAGTAGAAGGCGGGGCTCAC